AATCAGTAATTAACTCCACCTATTTTTTCTGTTAATGACCCGCAACACATTTGTAACTCCAGAGCCTGTTGTCCTTGAAGGATATCAAGCTGTAATGACACCTTCTAAATTTGGCTATTCACTTGGCGCACTAGTCGATGAATCAATGGTTGAAGCACTAGAAGAAGACCGCACTGAGTCCCTTAAATGGGCTGAATCTAAACTAAAGAATCCAAAACGTTCAGTACTTAAGCCTGAACCTTGGGAAGAAGTAACTAAAGGAAAATATAAAGTTAAGTTCTCTTGGAATGAGGATACAAAGCCACCTGTAGTAGATACTGATGGAACAGTTATTACTGATGAGCGTCTTCCTCTTTTTAGTGGATCTACCGTAAAGCTAGCTCTTTACCAAAAGCCTTACATCTTGCGAGATGGTGTCACTTATGGCACAAGTCTTAAGCTAAAGGGTATTCAAGTAGTTACATTGTCTTCGTCAGCAGGGGTTGATGTAGGAGATATGTCTACTGAAGATGTTGTCGATCTATTCGGTACTACTGCTGGATACAAAGCAATGATTCCTAATGTTATTGCAGCAGAACCTAGTTCTGTAGAAGAGGATGACACAGACTTCTAATGGCTTTCCGATCAGGACTTGAAGAACGGGTAGCTGATCTTATGTGTGAGTTAGGTGTTAAGTATGAGTATGAATCCACTAAGGTTCCATACGTCATCCAGCATATTTATACGCCTGACTTTCTCTTGCCAAATTCTGTACATCTAGAATGTAAAGGGTATTGGGATGCAGAAGATAGGCGTAAGATTAAAAACGTAAAAGAACAGCATCCAGAATTAGATTTACGTATGGTATTTCAATCTCCATACAATACAATTAGCAAAAAGTCTAAGACTACTTATGCCGCTTACTGCGACAAATTAGGTATCCCTTGGACATCATTTCACAACATTCCAATTCAATGGTTTCTGTAGAGAATGAGTTCGTAGAACATATTCCTTGTCCAGAGTGTGGCTCATCAGATGCAAATAGTTTGTATTCTGATGGACACACATTTTGTTTTAAATGTCATGCCCGAACGCATGGCAATAACAACACTTCCTTTCACAATCATCAAGTGTCTAATGTACAACTTAAAGGATCAGCCAGACGGCTGCAATCAAGAGGAATCTCTGAGCGAACCTGTGAACTATTCAAAACCTACAAAGATGGTGAGATCTTACGCCACTATTATTTCGACAGTACTGGAAAGGTTGTCGGAGCAAAAGTAAGGTCTAAAGACAAGTCATTCCGCTGTGAAGGAGAAGTCAACTCTCTATTCGGGATGCAGAACTTCAGACATAAGACAGCTAAGGATCAGAAGTTAATAATTGTCGAAGGTGAAATGGATGCGATGAGCGTCTATGAATGTCAACCTTGGCCAGTAGTCTCCATTCCAAATGGAGCAGCTGCAGCTAAGAAAGCCATTCAGAAAAACTATGAATGGATTAATCATTACGACAAGATTGTTTTATTCTTTGATAACGATGAGGCAGGTCAGAAGGCTGCAAAAGAGGCAGCTAGTGTATTACCACCTAACAAGACTTTCATAGGCTTTCTAGACGATTACAAGGATGCCTCTGATGCATTACAGGTTGGTGATACTGAAGCAGTACGGGCAGTATGTAATTACAACCATGCTCAATATCAACCGGACGGCATTGTTGATGCCAAAACTCTTTTAGAGCTAGTAACTACACCTTCACCCCCATCAGATCATGACTACCCCTTTGAAGGCCTCAATAAGCTATTACACGGGATCAGATATGGAGAGCTTGTCACGGTTACTGCAGGTTCTGGGATTGGAAAGTCCTCCTTTCTCAGAGAAATATGTACTGACCTTCTCAGTAAAGGTGAGCGGTGCGGTTACTTGGCGCTTGAGGAGTCAAATAGGCGCACTGCACTCGGACTTATGTCAGTCGCAGCAAGAAAATCTCTACACATCGGAGAGCAACAACGAAGCGAGCTGACAGAGATTTTTGACGAGACAATAGCTAATTGGAATCTACATCTTTTTGATGGATTTGGTAGCTATGACCCTGACCATATCTATAACCGCATTGAATATATGGCGGCTGGACTAGATACAAAGGTCATCTTCCTTGATCACCTATCCATTCTTTTGAGTGGTCTTGAAGGTGATGAACGTCGGATGATTGATACAACAATGACAAAACTAAGGTCATTAGTTGAACGAACAGGTATCGCTTTATTCCTTGTATGTCACACAACAACACCACCTAATGGACAATCACATGAAGAAGGCGGCAGGGTACAGCTCAGAAGCTTGCGCGGAAGTAGGAGCATTGGTCAACTTAGCGACGCAGTTATTGCACTCGAGCGAAATCAACAGAGCGGATCTGAACGAAATGCTACGACAGTGCGAGTGCTTAAAAATCGCCATTCAGGCGAAGTTGGTGAAGCATGCCAACTGAATTACGACCTTAATACTTGTAAATTTAATGAAACAGCAACAACAGAAGTGTTTGACGAACCGCCAGATTTTTAAACCTAACCCACCTACAGCTGAAGCTATACGCAAAGCACAGTTTGTAGACAAAACATACCAATGGACTAATGCTCGTATTCGATCTAGAGACTGACGGTCTACTTGATGATGTTACCAAAATCCACTGCCTTGTTATTTATGACAGCGATGCTGACACCACAGTTATCTACAACGACAAAGGTAATCAAGAACCTATTAGCAGAGGTATTCAAAGACTAGAAGATGCTGATGTTTTAGTAGGCCACAACCTGATTGGCTACGACATTCCAGTAATCAGAAAGCTTTATCCCTGGTTTGAACCACAAGCTTTTGTATTGGACACACTGCTTCTTTCTCGGCTCTATCACACAGATATGGCAGAGATAGATAGGAAGCTAGATAACCCACTTATGCCATTGCAGCTTCGTGGACGCCATTCGTTGGAGTCATACGGCTACAGGCTAAAAGAATACAAAGGTGAGTTTGGTAAAAGCACAGATTGGCAGGAATGGTCACCAGAAATGGAGACTTACTGCGCCCAAGATGTAAACGTCACAGTCAAACTATGCGACCACTTCCACAAATACCTGAGTGGGTCAAACTAGAGCACCAAGTTGCTCAATTATTAACTACACAACAACTACATGGATGGTACTTTGATGAACGCGCTGCATGGGAACTTGCATCGTCTCTCAGAAAACAACTTGAAGAAACTAATCAACTATTACGTCACAGGTATCCTTTCGTTGCCGGACCAGTATTTACTCCTAAACGAGATAATCGGACCACAGGCTATGTCAAAGACGCTCCATTCACACGTTTAAAAGAAACGAATCCCACATCAAGAGATCATATTGCATGGATATTAAAGGAACGCCATCACTGGAAACCAACCCAGATGACAGCTACTGGGAAGCCAATTATAGACGAGATTGTACTGAAGGAGATGGTTGTCTCAGGTGGACCGCAGATTGCTTTGGAGTTTCTGAAATGTCTCGATATTACGAAGAGCTTGGGGATGATCTCAGAAGGCACCAACGCATGGCTCAAGCTATGTACGACTGCTAATCGTATACATCATCACTGTTCTGTTGCCACAGTAACGCATAGATGTGCTCATCGTAATCCAAATTTAGCTCAGTGTAAAAGTGATGATGAATTTAGGAAGTTATTTACAGCAACGCCAGGTCAAGTTATGGTTGGGAGTGATCTTAGTGCTATCGAATTTAGGTTGCTCGCGCATTACCTTGGACGATGGAGTTACAACTTTAGAGACACCTTACTCAATGGAGACATTCATCAAGTCAATGCAGATAAGGTCGGAGTTTCTAGACGACAAATCAAGACAATTTCATACGCTTTTATCTATGGAGCAGGCAATCAGAAAATTGGTATGTCCTACGACCCTTTACTAAATGAAACTCAGGCTAAAAAGAAAGGCAAAGAAATTAGAGAAGCATTTGTTTCTGCAATTGATGGACTTTCGGAACTACTTGAGGCAATTAAAAAGGCAAGTGCGGAAGGCTTTATCAAATCAATAGA